GGAATGTAACATATTACCTAAACACCAACGAGAAATGAAAGACATAATAGCATTATGCAACCGAGACAAAGAAGATAACGGAATAGAAAATGATTAGCCTAATACTTGTTACCATAATGGTACTTTATATGTTGCGTAGGGAATACCTACGCTGCAAAGCAATAGAAAATATATTGAAGCGATATGAAAGAACACAAACCGAACAGGAGGCAAAGAAGGGCAATGAATAGAATAGGCGACAAGATAGCCGACAAGATATTCAAGAAGAATTTAATTAAAAAAGTAAAAAAAGATGAAACATAAGTATTTTGATATTGAGCTTTTCGGGTGGCAGCACATTGACGACGGTTGGTGGAACTTGACTTTTTTTAGAATAGCTTGGGGAAGAAGCAGTTGGCATTTGTTTATGGTTGAGCAGAACCGAGATTGTTTTTTCGTACAGTTTGCAACATTCAACGAAACAAATGAATAAGGCAGGTACTGAATTAATGTTAATCAACAAGCAAAACTACAAGGCTTTGATTGATGTATTGATACAGGTGCATATGAGGGGAAAGTTATCAAGGGACGAGGTAGAAGTATTAAAACATTTTGTAGACTTATGATGCAACTAAACATACCAAGGGAACTCAAGGTAAAGGTATGGAAGTACCTTCAGGATAACAACATTGGTCAGCGAGGCAACGCTGACGGAAATCAAGAAGAACAATATGTAGGACTTCTTGGCGAGTACACCGTTAAACATTACTTGGGAATGAAGATAGACTTTGCCGGTGGGTTTGACGGTGGCTATGATTTGACTGATGCTGATGAGAAAAAGTGGGACGTCAAAACAATGGGCCGAATGGTGGACCCACAACCACATTACGTCAACAATCTTATTGCTTCGCAATTAAACTACGACTGCGACTACTATCTATTTTGCAGTTTAAACAAGCGCACAAGCGTTTTAACGGTTTGCGGATACATATCTACCGACAACTTTAAAAAGATTGCTTATTTCACGCCTCAAGGCAAGAAGATAACAAGGGATGACGGGACAACATTCAAAATGAAAACGGACAATTACACAATAGCCAACCAAGATTTATATCCGGCTTTTGGTTTAGAACAATTGTTTTTTTAACATTGATAAAAATTAACCAACTATGAAGGAACTATTAAAACTATTACAAGACTTTGGCCATATGCACGGAGATGCATTGGCAAAGCAACAAGGCGACATTATCTTTGATGAAGTCTACGACCTTGTAAACGATTATGCTGCCGAGCAACTTTTTAAAGACACGGTAGCAAAACGCAACCTACGACACTTTGAGGTCGGAGGCATTGATTGGTATGTTCAGGTTGACTTTCACCAAGGTCAGGAACAAACCTATGACCAACCACACATTGATGACCAATGGGAAATCGGTTCAATCTACAATTCCAATATGGAAAAGGTAGATATGCAAAGCGACTTGTGGCAATTCCTTGCTGACGAGATTGAAAACTTTCACTTGTAATGCGATATGGATGGTTTTGCTACAATGGCTCTACGGGAGCAGTTGCTCATTATTGGAGCAATGATACAGGACAACAAGGACAATCGTATTGCAATACTTCAGTTGGAGCAGCTATATACTGCAATCAGCTTTTGTATGACGTCCATAGAAAAGATTGAGACTCGCATACTTCAAGCGCAAATTGAGAACGGTCATATCAAGATTGACATACAACAACTCAAGGCAGAAAACAAGGAGCTTCGTAAAAAAAACGAAGAACTTCTTGAGCGTGTAGAAATTTAATGTATATTTCAACGGATGGATAAACCGTTGAATGAAACTTCTTGAGAAACTTGCCGAACGTGATGCCGATTGGATGCGTATGGCCCAATCCTTTGGCCTAAACAAAGAGTGGGCACGGGAGTTGGTGCAAGAGATGTACCTAAAACTGTATGACAAAACCACCTACGAGAAAATCAAGTACGGTGATGATGATGTAAACACATTCTACGTTTACGTTACTTTACGAAACCTTTACTACGACCAAAAGAGAATCAAGGTTACGTTCCAAGATATACAGGAAGGAATACCTGACGACCCTTTAAACGAAGAAAACTGCAAGGAAATTCTTGAGGAGTTGCTCACGGAAGTGGAGCAAACTATTGAGGGTTTGCATTGGTATGACAAAAAGATATTTGAGATATACTACGGAGACAACGAAACGATACGTGAGTTGAGTGAAGGAAGCAAGATAAGTCAAAGCTCTATATTTAATACAATTAAAAATGTCCGAACAAAAATCCAACAAAAGCACGGTGAAAAGTACAAAGCGTACCGCTCCGGCAAAGAAGAAGAATAAGTCTAAAGGCTTGGGTGATGATGTTGAAAAGCTAACAAAGGCGACCGGCATTAAGGCTGCCGTTGAATGGTTTAGCGAAGCAACCGGAGTTGATTGTGGGTGCGATGCTCGTAAGGAAAAACTGAATAAACTTTTCCCACGCAAGAGTCAGATATCGTGTTTGGAAGCAGGAGAGTATGAAACATTAAAGCAGTTTTTCTCAAACTTTGATGGCCGAGCAATCAAAGAAAAATACCAAGAACCACTTGCAAGGATACACGCCCGTGTCTTTAGCCACAAGTTTGCAATCCCCTGCCCGTGTGCACCAAAGGAGTGGAAGGCGTTTATAAACGACCTGAAGGGGTTATACGATTCGTATGAGGGAGATAGACCTGTTTAATATAGTCAAGCTAACGCACGTACCTGACCTGCAAAAAAGCGAGAAGCAATACTCTCGCTATGATTGTTATTCCGAAAAGTACAAAATGGACATTGAATTGAAGTGTCGCAACAAGCACTACGATGAACTTCTCATTGAAAAGGACAAGTACGATGCGTTAATAAAGCGCAGCGAGGAGTTTGGAACCACTCCAATATATATTAACAGTACGCCTGAAGGCATCTTTGTATTTAACTTGGGCAAACTTCACGAACCACAATGGGAGGACAAAGGTGGAATGCCCACCACGTCTCACTTTAGCGATAGAAGAAAGATTGTAAAGACGGTTGGTTTCCTACCTGTTTACTTGGCAACAAAAATAAATGAGTAAACTTTTTGTTAATAAGTTTACTTTTTTTAACATTGCTTATGGAACTAATTAAAAAACAACCAACTATGAATTATTCAATGATTATCAAGCGTGTAGAATTAGAATCTGCAAATCTTAACGAGCTTGTTGAAATCGCAGTTTCAGAGGGCTGTTGTCCTTCTACTGAAATCTTTGCCAACGGAAAATTGATGCAAGAATCTCTTGCCGATTTCATATCTTATTAATTTACAACAACCAACTATTATGACAACAAGAGAACACTTAATCAGCAGAATGGAGGACATCGAGGTAATGATGATTTCTCAAGATTACGATGGCCTTGACAATTACGGCTTATCCTTGACTTACAATCCCGATGATGATGAATGGACTTGGCTTCTTTCTTGGGGAGGGCCTTCCGAATCTATCGTAATGCGAGGCAGGGGTAAAAACGCTCGTTTCTTCTTTGTTTTCAAAGAATGGTTTACTTGCGATGAGGTTGAGATTACTTCTCCGATGGAGCAGGTTGCGTTAAAAACTCTTTTCTTGGAATGGTTTAACATTGAGGAGTACGGAGATGTTTTACAGTAACAAAGAAATACTAATGCTCGATGGCATCTACCACGAGGTAGGCCATCTTGAGCAACTCGCAAAGGAGGACGAGCATTACTACGGATACTTGGGACAAGCAGCCTTGTCCTCAAGTTCTATTAAGATGCTACTGCAATCTCCCAAGACCTACCACTACGTTACCAAGTACGGAGGCAACAACAATTCAAAAGCCTTGTTGATTGGTAAGCTATTTCACTTGTCGGTTCTTGAACCGCACAAGATGGATGACGTTGTGGTTGTAGATGTTCAGTCAAGAGCAACAAAAAAATTCAAAGAAGTAGCAGAAGCCAACGAAGGCTTGGACGTTATCACGGCCAAAGAGGAAGGTGAGGTTCGCAGGTTGCAAGACCATATGCTACGCAACGAGAAGGTACTTGGTTATTTAAAAGATGCGCAGTTTGAGATACCAAGAGTAGATATGCTTGATGGTATGCCTTTCCGAGCCAAGGCAGATATACTGCAAGGCGACCATATCATTGACTTGAAAACAACAAGCGACCTACACGCTTTCAAGTATTCAGCATACAAGTATGGTTACGATATTCAAGTGTATATTTACTGCAACCTTTTTGGAATACCTCCGGAGAATTTCCACTTTGTCGCTATTGACAAAGGAAGCCTTGACATTGGTGTATACCACGTTAGCGAGGACTTCTACAATAGTGGTAAGGAACGCACGAGAAAAGGTATAGAGCTTTACAAGAAGTTCTTCCAAGAAGGAATTGATTTAGATGGATATTATATTGAAGAAACATTATGAAAACTGAAAAGGTAGCAATAGGCAAGGTGCATCTCGCACCACACAACCCAAGGGTAATTAAGAACGACAAGTTCCGAAAACTTGTAAGCAGCATCAAGGAGTTCCCTGAAATGCTAAAGGTTCGTCCTATTGTAGTTGATGAGGAGAATATGGTGCTTGGTGGAAATATGCGCTTACGTGCTTGTTTGGAAGCAGGACTCAAAGAAGTATATATTATAAAGGCTTCGGAATTCACGGAAGCACAAAAGCAAGAGTTCATTATCAAAGACAACAGTAGCTTTGGTGAGTGGGATTGGGACTTACTTGCAAACCAATGGGATATCAACGACTTGAGTGATTGGGGTATAAACATACCGGCCTCGTATTTTGACGAGGACGTTGAACCGGAGTTTGATATGGACGAGCTTGACAAAGACCTTGATACTTATATCAACTCAAAGGTCAAGCAGATAACAATGTATTTTGACAATCAGCAATATGAGTATGCTCTTGCAAAGCTGCAAGAGATTATGGAGGAGCGTGAATTGGAAAGCAACACGGATGTAATCATTGCACTACTTGAAGAGTATGAACCTAAAGCATAATTGGTTGGTTTTAGTTCCAAGTAAAGGAAGGCCTGCAGAGTTTGAAAAAACCTGCAAGCCTCTCCTTGAAACGCTTCCTATTGATTCAGCAGTAATTCTTGAGGAAGATGACTACGAGAACTATGACCACCCAAACAAGATTCTATTAGACAAAACAAATCAAGGAGTAGGATACGCTATACACTTTGGAAGGCAATGGGCCGAATCCAACGGATACGATGTTATCTTTAAGATAGATGATGACGTTAAGAAGATAGGTAAGATACACGAGGACTTGGAAGCAATAGACCGTTACCTTGCAAAGTATGATGACCTTGCAGGTGTTAGCTTTCCGTATTCTTTTGAATTTTATGACATTACCAAGAAAAAACTGTTCAGCCACATAAATAAAAGGTTCCAAACTTGTTATATAATAAAGACCAAGTACTTTAAGACAACGGAACGCATACGACAAATTGAGGACTTCTTTTACTATATGATGGCCATACGGCAGAACGGTTGGGTATTGCGGTGTTCAAAACACGCAATAGAAACCAAGGCAGTAGGAAGCAATGAGGGAGGGTGTCAAAGTTTTGACCGTGCACAAATGTATCTTGACGACATCAAGGTTTTCCTTGAGATTGACCCAAGCATAAAGGTTATAGAGAAACCGGACAAGAGTTGGCGGTACGAACCAAAGCTAACTGACCCAATGTACAAAGCAAGAAAAATATGAAAAGGCTTGACCTAACCCGAAAAGAAATAGATATAGCAAAGTATAAGAAACGTACTGCCTTACGGTCGGACGTTTCTACTGTTATTAAGGAGGATGTAATAATTTATTGCGATGGTCAACCAATCATTCTATACAAGAAACTACAAACCGATACATCTGCTTTACGTTGGTCGGTAAAGAATGTTGACTACACAACAGGAAAACGTAGCAGGGGACTTGTCAGCACAAGTACCATCTTTGGGTACTCACCACGGGTAGCAATGCGCCACGACTACTGCACGGTTACGGCAATGGCTTTGAAGCACAAGAAGCAGCACTATGTTATCACGAACTTTGCTAAAGAGCTCGTAGGATATTATAAAGAATACTTTCCGGAACGCTACGATTTTCACAACGGATTGGTAGAGGAGAAAGTAATGCAGGATTGGACAATAGGAGGCAGCCCGTTTACATCGGGCATTGTCAACAAGAACAATCAACTGAACTATCACTTTGATGCAGGAAACTTCAAAGGTGTACTTTCCAATATGGTTGTGTTCAAGAAAGACGTAGCAGGAGGGTATCTCGTAATACCCGAGTTTGATATAGCATTGGAAGTAGCAGACAACACATTGTCTATATTCAACGGGCAAGAAATAATGCACGGTGTAAGCACCATAGAATACGAGAACGACCACGCATATAGATATTCAATAGTCTACTACTCATTGGAACAAATGTGGAAGTGCGAACCTTTGGATGACGAGATAGCAAGAATCAGGAAAATAAAAACGGAAAGAGAACGCAAACGCCTTGACCCTGAACACTTGGATAGCCTACGAAAACGTAAGGATGAACTTACGGAAGGAAGCGTAAAAGAACTGTTGAAAAGCAAAAAGAAAAATGGCAAAATCTGACATAACTAAAAAGGCAATGCTCCAAGCACTTGAAAAGTCGCTTGGTGTTGTTACCTCTGCTTGTAAGAGTGTGGGGATATCACGGGAGACACACTACCGATATATGAAGGAAGATGAGCAATACAAGGAAGCAGTCAAAGAGCTTGAGAATGTAGCCATAGACTTTGCAGAAAGCCAACTACACAAGCAAATTAGCAAAGGCAACCCAACGTCAACTATTTTCTATTTAAAGACCAAAGGCAAGAGCCGTGGGTATGTTGAGCGTCAGGAGATACAACACGAAGGAGGCAATGCCCTACGCATAGAAATTGTGGATGGCAACACTTCGGACTAACATAGTATTCCGCCACCTTCAAGAAAGCTCAAGCAGGATTGTTGTAGAGCAGGGTGGTACACGTTCGGGAAAGACCTACAACATTCTCATATGGATTATCACCTATTGCTTGTCTGCGGAGAACACCGGAGAAACAATAACGATATGTCGTAAGACTTTTCCTTCGGTTCGTGCATCGGTGATGCGTGATTTCTTTGAGATACTTGAACGGGCCGGTCAATACAACCCTGACCAACACAACAAAAGCAGCAACGAATATCACTTGGGAGGCAATATGGTTGAGTTCATATCGCTTGACCAACCACAAAAGGTGCGTGGTAGAAAGCGTAATATGTTGTACATCAACGAGGCCAACGAACTTCACTTTGAGGATTGGCAGCAGCTTGTGATGAGAACAACAGGCAAAATCATATTAGACTACAACCCTTCGGACGAGTACCATTGGATATACGACAGGGTAATACCAAGAGATGATGCCGAGTTCTACAAGACCACATACCTTGATAATCCTTTCCTTTCCGATGCTATTGTATCGGAGATTGAAAGACTGAAGGAAACTGACGAACACTATTGGCAGGTGTACGGCCTTGGTGAGAGGGGACAAAGCAAAGCAGTAATCTTCACGCACCAAACGGTTGAGGCTATTCCGGAGGGCGCATCGTTGATTGCAGCAGGTATGGACTTTGGTTTTACCAACGACCCTACAACGCTTGTTGTGGCGTATCGCAAGGATATAGACCTGTACTTTGAGGAACTTGTATATGAAACAGGATTAACGAACAGGGATATACACAAGAAACTTCAGTCGCTTGGCTTCGACAAGCGCACGGAGATATTCGGAGATAGTGCCGAACCAAAGAGCATAAAAGAGCTTCAGTTGTTTGGTTGGAATATAAAGCCAACGGCCAAAGGGAAGGATTCCGTAATGGCCGGTATTGATATGCTGAAGCGTTATAGACTTAATGTAACTAAATCAAGTGTGAACTTGATTAAGGAATTAAGAAACTATAAATTCGTAGAGGACTACAACGGCAAGGTATTGAACAAACCGGTAGATGCTTACAATCACGCCATAGATGCCGTGAGGTACGCAACATACAACCGAATGTCAAGACCAAACTACGGAAGGTACGCAGTTCGTTAAAATCGTTATTTAACTATGGACATTGATATTATCGTTCCTGAAGGACTTCAGGACATTACACTTGAGCAGTATCAAAAGTTTCTTGCTTTGAAAAGCAAGGACGATATGTTTCTTACACAAAAAGCAGTAGAGATATTTTGCAATGTTCCATTGATACTTGTAGACAAGATGGCTTACAATACCGTTCAGCGACTTGCTAAACGGGTTTTTAGTTACTTTGAGTCCAAGCCTTCGCTTGTCAAGAAAAAGTCTCTTAAAAAGCGTTTATACGGTTTTGTACCAAACTTGGAAGAAATCACCCTTGGTGAGTATGTTGACCTTGACGCCAATGTTGTTGATTGGGCCAATATGCACAAAGCAATGGCCGTGTTGTACAGGCCTGTCGTTAGCGAAGCAGGAGATTACTACGAAATAGAGGAATATGATGGTACGGACAAGTATTCCGAGGAGATGAAGCAGATGACGTTAGAAGTGGTACTTGGTTCGCTGGTTTTTTTTTATCGTTTAGGAATCGACTTGTCGATAGCTATGACGGAATCTTTGGAGGAGCAGATGAGCACGACCTCTCTGCCGAAGCAAACTTCGGAAGAAAGTGGGGATGGTACGGAAGTTTTTATCAACTCGCTCAAGGAGACGTTACAAAGTTTGAAGCAGTTAGTAGACTCCCCTTACACTCCGCTTTAATGTACCTTGAATTTGAAAAAGAGAAAATAGATACTGAAAAGAAGTTACTTAAACAATGAGAGGATACTACGACATATTAGAGAAGCTACGAGTAACGCTTGAGGCAAACCCAAGCGTGAATACCGTAACGGAAGGAGACCTGCTTGACGTTGACCTTGCAAAGCAAACTATCTTTCCTTTATCGCACATTGTAATTCAAAATGCGACATTCCAAGAACACACCATAACGTTCAATATGAACATACTTTTTATGGACTTGGTGGATTTCAACAAGGATGAGCCAAAGGCTGACATTCCTTTTAGGGGAAACAACAACGAGCAGGATGTTTTAAACACAATGCTTCAGGCAGCCAATAAATTATGGAGCGACCTTTCAAGAGGTGATTTATTTACGGACAAGTATCAAGTCTCCGGCACACCAAGTGCCGAGCCTTTTGTTGAAAGGTTTGATAACCAAGTTGCCGGTTGGGACTTAACCGTTTCTATCAGCATACCAAACTCCGATATAAGTGTCTGCTCTTAAACCAACACACCTTAAAGAAACCTTTGAAAAGTTCGGTAAGTATGTCGTGCAACAGGCACGTACCAATCTTACGAAAAAGAAAAAGAACGTTTCTAAAACGCTATACGATAGCATTCAGTACAGGGAAACCACAAGTCAAACGGGTGCTTCCTTTTCTTTTGACTTCCTAATGGAAGATTACGGAGAGTTCCAAGACAAAGGGGTTAGTGGTATTAAGAAGAAATACAACACGCCATACAGTTACACCAACAAGATGCCTCCTCGTGGACCATTGGACAAATGGGCCGTGCGTAAAGGACTGCAAGGTGTTCGTGATGACAAGGGTAGGTTCATATCTCGCAAGAGCTTGGTCTACCTAATCCAAAGGAAACTATACTACAAAGGTATAGAGCCTAGTTATTTCTTTACAAGAGCATTTAAGTTGGGTTTCCAAAGGTTGCCTGTTGAAGTCCGTGAGGCCTTCAAACTTGATGTTGAGGATTTTATGAAGTTTACACTTAAAAACATATTCTGATGCCCATTGTATCACCCCAAAGTTTAGTAGGAGCAAGAAGCCCTATATACATTACCGCTAATTATTCGGCACTTTCAAGTTCGCTAACTGACGTAACCTTTGAGTTGTACATTTGGACGGGTTCAAGAAGCTCACGTCCTGCCTCTGCACAATACACTTTGTTCCGTGATGTGTTTGCGAGTACTGATGTATCTTTTGATGTTGCGCCAATGGTTCGTGAGTATCTTTCTAACGAGTACGAGAACTTTGACGGCACAACCGTTACCTACGCACCGGATGGTAGCGTAGTGTGGGTGCAAATAGACTACGATGTAAACTATATCAACAAGGCTAACCCACCACAAACGGTTAACGACACGGGTAGCTCGGATATTTTTGAGGCTTCCAACGGTTATCACATATTTATTGAAGCAGCCAACAAGGAAATAAATAAAGGTTACGCAAGTATAAATGCAGTTAAATACATTCAGGATACAGGCAACGAAGTTGTGCCTGTATATCTTGGTAAGTGGGGTGAGGGTTATGACATCTATTGGGCATACAAAGATAGGGTGATTGCTGATGGCGGTACTGTTGAAGGCGGTAGTGCTTGTGCTAATATCGGACTACACGAAGTAGAGTATTTAGGCGATAGTGGTTACAATGTAGACCTACCTATTACAGAAGCGGAGCTGCAAAACTTACAAGCAGAAGGAAGGGTGATGTTACTACCGTGTGGCGTTACTAATCTTACTGCTTGGTTGGATAGCGTAGGTGAGCCGTTGACTTATGTAAATTACTACGACCTTAACCTAAAGGACAAGGATGGTACGGTGTTAGATACCCGTAGGTTCTATCCAACGTGCGAAGCAAAATACACTCCTGCACATATGCAGTTTGTAAACAAGAACGGTGTTTGGGAGAGCGTAACTTTCTTCAAGCGCAGCGAGGAAGAAGTAAGCGCATCGGGAGACCAATTCCGCAAGTCAATAGGAAATAGTTCGTCAGCAGGATTCACATACTCAACAACAAACCCATTGTACCAACGCTACAACGTAAACGGTAGAAAACGCTTTACACTCAACACCGGTTGGGTAGGCGAGGACTACAATGCTATAATGGAGCAAATGATGATTAGCGAACGTGTAATGCTTGACGGTGTACCCGTCAATGTTTCAACACAAAGCCTAACGCTACAAAAAGCGGTGAACGACAAAGTAATTAACTACACCGTACAGGTGGAAGAAGCCTTTGATATTCGCTATGTATAAAGTAACGCTTTACATAGACGGTCAACGAGCCGATTTGTTTGAGGACGAAAACATAGAAATGACTTTGACCACACAAAACGTCAAGGACATCTCAAAGGTGTTTGGTGATTATAGCAATGGCTTTACACTTCCGGCCTCACCAACAAACAACGCCATATTCAAACACTACTACAATGTTGATTTGGTGGGCGGATTTACCGCCAACCTACGTGCCGATGCTTTCATTGAAATAAACAACAATGTTTTCAAGCAAGGTGTATTAGAGCTTGAGGAGATACAAATGAAACAAGGTGAGCCCTATGCCTACTCCGTGTCTTTTTATAGCAACACAACGGCCCTGAAGGACCTTTTTGGTGAAGATACGCTCAATGACCTTGACCTATCAGCTCAAGACCACGACTATAACGACACGAACATTGAGACAGGGATTAACAATTATGTGCTTGATACAGGCAATGCCGTAATCTATCCGTTGATTACGCCTGTAACAAGATGGTACTACGATTCGCAAGGTTCACACGGAGATGGTAACATTCATTTTCACAATGACCCTGACCACGGAGTATTCTACTATGACCTAAAACCTGCAATCAAATTGCAGAAGATTATAGATGCGATAGAGACCAAGTACGGGGTAACCTTCAATAGTGACTTCTTTGATAGTACTGACTTCGGGAAGTTGTTTATGTGGTGTCATAGGAGAGCAGGGTATATGTTCAAAGACCAACCTGTTGGCGCAACACCTGCAGTAATACCATTGGTAGACGGAGGTGGCACGGATTGGAACAACACGCTACATAGGTATGAGGTAACAGCTTCATCAACCCCTGCATTGATATCCTATACTTGTAATGCTACCGCATCCACAAATTATAGAGTAGACGTTTACATAAACGGCACACGTTTTTCTTTTAAAGAGCATACAGGGAATGTTTCTAATGAGTTTGTTTTCTTACCGGCTCTTGCCGTAGGTGATTATGTTGATATGCGGTTAGCCCCATCGGGAGATGGTGGGCAAGTTACCGTTGGGGTAATAGCTAATTGGTATGCCGATGCAGCAGGAACAACTTTGTTGGCTGCTACTGCTATTCCGTTGGCGATGACCACTGCCGGTATAGTAACAATGGCCGACCAAATGCCCGAGCAGAAGATTAGCGACTTTATAGGAAGCCTTCTACGGGCCTTTAACTTGGTGGTAGTGCCCACGGCACCTTCCACATACGATATTGAACCTTTGGATACGTGGTATAGCGAAGGAACAACAAGAGAGGTATCCGAATATGTAGACACTGAAGAAGTGTCCATAAAGAAAGCTCCGTTGTATCGTAGAATATCTTTCAGCTACAATGAAACAGGAGCGGTACTTGGGGAGCAGTATAGGCTGCAAAATGACATTGGTTATGGCGACCTACGGGCTGACTTCGCATTTGATGGCGAGGAGTTTAAAGTTGAGGTTGGCTTTGACAATATGCTCTTTGAAAGATTAACGGACACTTATTCAAACGGAGTAGGACTTACTGAAATCAACGTAGGTCAATGTATAACAAGAGAATCAGAGCCATACATAGGTCAACCGATTATCTTCTATGCAGCAGGAAACTTGAGAATACCTTTAAACAACCATTGGAGTTATACTGATATGAGTGGCGCAGCTATTCAAAAGCAGGATATGTGGCTGATAGGAAATGTAAATAACCCTACTGCGGAAACAGTTACCAAGACTNTCAACTTTGGTACGGAGGTTGACCCGTACCTACTTCAAGGCTTTAGTCAAAGTTTGTATAACAACTATTGGAAAGATTACATTACGGATTTGTATGATGCAAGTAGACGGGTGTTTACCTATAAGGCCCAACTTCCGTTGGGGATTATGCTGAACCTGAAGAACAACGACAAGCTAACAATCCTTGAAAGAAACTACATTATAAATTCAGTAAAGCTGAACCTCACCACCGGTGAGGCTTCATTGGAATTGCTTAACGATGTGTAATATATGAGCTATATACGTTATTTGATAGAAACACTTCCGGAGGTCAAGCCGACCACGGAGAACATAGCCATAGCAAAAGGCAAGTACCAAGAGCCAAAGAATTGGAAGCAATACCTAAAGAAACTAAAGAATGGCCATTAAGGAAACCGTAAAGATAGACGTAGAAACTAATGCGGACAAGACGGCAGACGACCTAACGTCTGCTATCAAAGACTTGCAGAAGGCCATTGAGAAAATGACCGGTTCAGTCAATGACGGTTTTGAGGAGGCTAACAAAAACATAAACAAGGTTGACGAGGGTATTCAAGGTGTAACCGACAGTGCGAAGGATAGCGCAAAGGGTGTCGGTAAACTTTCAAAGGCCTTTGGTAGCATAGGTAAGGCATCGGGTATTCTTTTCTTGGTTGAAAAGGGACTTGAGATTTTAAAAGAATTGTTCAGCGAGAATCAAATTGTAGTTGATGCATTTAACACGGCATTTGAGTTTCTTTCTATTGCCTTTAACGACTTTGTAAACTTCATTGTTTCTAATACAGGTGCAGTAACCGGTTTCTTTAAAGGTATTTTTGAAGACCCGAAACAAGCATTGCTTGACTTTGCTGATGCGTTTAAGAGAAACATACAAGAACGCTTTGAATCATATCTTGATACGCTTGGCTACTTGGCGAGTGCCGTTAAAAAAGTATTTAGCGGAGACTTCGCAGGTGCAATGGAAGATGTTAAGTCAGCAGGAAAAGAATCCCTTGACGTTCTAACCGGTGTAAATAACACTTTTGATAAAGGCAAAGAGGCCATAGGCAATGTTGTTGCTGCAACCAAAGACTATGTTACGGCAACTGCGAAAGCAGCAGCCGAAACGGTAAAGCTAAACAAGGAAGCAGAACTATCCGATGCAATACGCCAAGGACTTATTGAGAAGTACGACTTGGAAGCAGAGAAACTGCGACAAGTACGAGATGATGAGCGTCAAACGATTGCCGACAGAATAAAAGCCAACGAGGAACTTGGTGCGGTATTAGACAAGCAAGAGGCAGAGATGATGGCTGCAGCGCAAACAAGGTTGAATGCGGCCCAACGTGAGGCCGACAAGAAAAAAGGCAACCTTGAGGCGGAAAAGGCACTTATTGAAGCACAAAATGAACTTGCAGGTGTACAGGCGCAAGTAGCAGGTTTCCGTAGTGAGCAGTTGAGCAACGAGGAAGCGTTGCAACGGGAACTGCTTGAACTTAACCGTGGAAAGATAGAAGCGGAAAACGAAGCCTACGAAATTGAAAAGCAATCAGCCATAGATGCAGAGCTTGATGTTATCAAACGCATTCAGCTTGAGAAGGAATTGGCCAAAGCCAAGAAAGATTCTCGTATAAAGCTGATAGAAGATGAACTTGCTATTACAAAGGAAGGAACGCTTCGCTATCAAGAGTTGCTAAACGAAAGGCTACTTGCTGAATCGGAATATAACGCAGAGAGTAAAAGACTTGACCAAGAAACGGAACAAGCAAAGATTGACCGTAGGGCAGAAACACAACAGGCTATAACGCAAATAGCCACTCAAGGACTTGATGCCTTGTCGGCATTGTCCGAGGCTTTTGCCGGTGAAAGTGAAGAGCAACAACGTAGAGCGTTTCAAGTACAAAAGGCGTTGTCCGCAGCCAACACGGTTGTATCTACCATTGAAGCTGCACAAAACGCATATAGCACCGCTCAAAAGAGCCCTATTACGGCAGCGTTCCCTGCATATCCTGCTATACAGGCAGGATTGGCTACGGCCTTTGGTATTGCAAAGTTAAAGCAGATACAAAACAGTAAGTTTGAATCACCGGACGTTCCTACGGAAACAACTGCACCAACAGGCGGTTCTTTCTCACCTTCATTTAATGTTGTAGGTGCGAGTGGTACAAATCAAATTGCCCAAAGTCTACGTCAACAAGGTCCGGTACGTGCCTATGTTGTAGGAGGCGATGTATCTTCACAACAGGAAATGGATAGAAAACGAGTTAAAAACGCAACATTGTGAAAATAGTAGAACTAATACTTGATGAAGAACAAATGTTGAGTGGCGTACAAGCCATCAGCATTGTTGAGCATCCGGCCATTGAGTCGGATTTCATTACCTTGAGCAAAGAGCAAGAGGTAAAACTTGCAGAGGTAGATAGCGAGAAGCGAATCTTAATGGGACCTGCACTTATTCCAAACAAGACCATCTTCCGTGCCAACGGTGATGAGGAGTATTACATATACTTCAGCAAAGACACCGTTAGAAAAGCCTCCGAGCTTTTCCTTACGAAAGGAAACCAAAACAAAAGCACTCTTGAGCATAACTTTGAGTTGGAGGGTTTGAGTGTTGTTGAGAGTTGGATTGTTGAAAGCGAAAAAGACAAAAGCCAAGCCTACGGTTTGAATGTTCCGGAAGGAACGTGGATGGTTAGTATGAAGGTGTACAACGATGAGGTTTGGAACAGTTATGTTAAAACCGGCAAGGTAAAGGGCTTTTCCATTGAGGGCTATTTTGCTGATAAGGTGAATATGTCCAAGCAGATTACACTTGACGATATTATCAGCGAGGTTGAGCAGGATGAGGAGTTGTTGTGTGCAATCCGTGAGGAATTGCAACGCACCGAACTTGAAAGCTATAACGACTACGGAAGCGGAGTAAGAAACAATGCGAAACGAGGCATTGAACTAAACGAGAAGGTAAACAACAAGTGTGCTACACAAGTTGGAAAAGTCCGAGCGCAGCAGTTAGCAAATGGAGAAAACATTACATTAGCAACAATAAAGCGTATGTACTCGTATCTTTCACGTGCTGAAGAATACTACGATGAGGGAGACTCCAAAGCGTGTGGCACTATCTCATACCTTCTTTGGGGGGGTAAAGCCGGTAAGCGTTGGGCTGAAGGAAAGCTCAAGGAACTTGGCGAGCTGGAATAAAAATGAAACAGAACAATTTAATATAGTTAGTTTATTAGTTATGAGCGCAAAAGAAACCCTATCAAAAATTGCCGGTCTACTGAATGTAGACCTTGCAGAAGAAACTCAAGAGGTATCTCTTGAGAGTATGAAACTTGACAACGGAACGGTTGTTGAAGCGGAGAGCTTTGAGGCTGGTTCTTCAGTTTTTATTGCTACTGAAGATGAAAAGGTTGCCTTGCCTGTTGGCGAGTACAACCTTGAGGATGGTCGTATGATGATTATCGTGGACGAAGGCGTAATCGGTGAAATCCGTGAAGCAGGAAACGAATCCGAAGAAGAAGAAGTAGAAGCTGCCGAAGAAGAAGTAAAGGAAGAAGAAATGGCTTACGCAACTAAAGAGGAATTAGGAGCTGCTATGGACGAACTCAAAGGAATGATTGAGGAAGTTAAGCAGATGATGAATCCGAAGGAAGAAGAAATGAGTGCAGAGGAGCAAGTAAGCGAAGAAGCAACTGAACAAGTTGAAATGAGCGCACAAGAACCGGCTGCCAAACCTATTAAAGCAAATCCTGAAGCACAAGTGCAGAAGGATATGATGAAGTTTGCGAACAATGGTCGCAAATCTACTTTGGACCGTGTACTTGGTAAAATATCTCAACGCTAATGAAAAGAGTAGAAGGTGTGTGGGCTGAACTATCAGCCAAGCAAGAGGTTGCGTTGAGTGAAGTTCAAAAGGTTGAGCTTGCAACGGCTACCGAAATTAAGGCGTTAGTTAAAATAGTTGAGAAGCAAGTAGATGACGCAGAGGCTATTTGGAAAGAATATGCCTCTTTACTTGACCAATATAATAGGATTCGTACAAAAATCGAACCTTTAGGCAAAAGAGCTGCCAAGCTTGATGACGATATTTTTGAGGACTCTAATAAACTTTATAGAGCGGAGAACCAAATGATTAACTCTGCAAAAGAGCTAGGCGTTGATGCTAATATGGTAAAATCTATTTTAAGAGACTTAAAAATAGATGTTGACGGACTACTTCGCATTGCAGTACCGCAAAATCAAAAAATGCAAGAAGTGGCTCGTGTTTCAAAAGCAATGCCCGAAATAAAGTAAAAAGTAAAAATTAAATAAAAAACGAAAGATGGCTACAACTACATCAATCACTACAACTTACGCTGGAGAATTTGCAGGTAAGTACGTATCAGCAGCACTTTTGTCTGCAGATACTATTGAGAACGGTGGTATCACCGTAAAACCAAACGTAAAGTACAAAGAGGTAATGAAGAAACTCGCTACCGATGCAATCGTAAAAGATGCAACGTGTGATTTCGCTGATACTTCTACTGTAACTTTAACGGAGCGTATCTTACAACCTGAAGAATTCCAAGTGAACCTTGAGCTTTGTAAGAAAGACTTCCGTTCGGATTGGGAAGCAATCCAAATGGGTTACTCTGCATTTGACAACTTGCCTCCGGCATTCTCTGACTACATCTTGGGCCACGTTGCTGCAAAGGTTGCAGAGAAAATGGAAACAAACATTTGGTCAGGTACTAACGCAACTGCAGGTGAGTTTGACGGCTTTGAAACTTTATGGGAAGCTGATAGTGACGTAGTAGACGTAACAGGTACTACTGTAACTGCTGCAAACGTTATCACTGAAATGGGTAAAGTAGTTGATGCTATTCCTACTACTATCTACGGAAAAGAGGACTTGTACTTGTACGTTTCTTCTAACGTTGCTCGTGCTTACGTTCGTGCTTTGGGTGGATTCGGTGCTTCAGGCTTGGGTGCTAATGGTGTTGGTAACCAAGGAACTACTTGGTTCAACGGTCAAGACCTTGCGTTTGACGGTGTAAAACTGTTTGTTGCTCCGGGACTTGCTGACAACACTATGGCTGCTGCTCAAAAATCAAACTTGTTCTTCGGAACAGGCTTGTTGGCTGACCACAACGAAGTGAAGTTAATTGATATGGCTGACCTTGACGGAAGTCAAAACGTTCGTGTTGTAATGCGCTTTACTGCAGGTATCCAATACGGTATCGGTACTGAAATCGTTCTTTACAACTAAAATAGTTGATTTAAACTAACCAAGAGGGCAGGTAGGCAAAGGCTTGTCTGCCCTTTTTTAATACAGATAATATGGCTTGTGATTTAACAAAAGGACGTGTACTTCCTTGTCGTGATTCCGTTGGTGGAATCAAAGATGTTTACTTTGTAAACTACGGCGACTTGGGTGCAGTCACCTTAACCGCAGACGAGGTTACGGATATGGGTGGTACGTTCAGTGCCTACCAATACAAGTTGAAGGGAAATTCTTCACTTGAACAAAATGTTAATGCTTCTCGTGAGAACGGTACAGTTTTCTACGAGCAAGTATTGAACTTGACTTTACCAAAATTGAGTAAAGAGGATAACAAAGAATTAAAACTTTTGGCTTATGGTCGTCCACATATCGTAGTTGTTGACTATAATGGCAATGCTTTCTTGATGGGCCGTGAGCACGGTGCTGATGTAACCGGTGGAACAGTTGTTTCAGGTGCAGCGATGGGGGACTTGAGTGGTTACACCTTATCTTTTTCTGCACAAGAATTGACTCCTGCTAACTTCATTGATTCTCCTGTTGATGGGGACCCGTTTGACGGTATGGCTTCAGCTACTGCAACGATTGTTGCTGGTACTGACTTCTAAACGTTTGTTTAGCAAAATGAAAGGGAGAGCTTCGGCTCTCCTTTTTTTTGCAAAAAACTTTAGTGATACGTTATTTAGGTATGCATATAGTAAGTACAACGAACAAAGAGATTAAGTTTGTTCCACGCAAAGTGGAAACCGGTACTATTTCCCTGAAGATAACGGACGAGCAAACAAACAAATCTACCACGGCCAATGTATCGGCCACGGAAAGTGGTAATTTTGTGAGTGTTACGCCAACGTACACATTCAAAGAGGGGAGATTTTACTATATTGTACTCACCGGAACGGTTGAGTTGTATCGTGGAAAAGTGTATTGCACTGACCAAACGGACTTTGACAAGTACACTACGAACGAAAACGTATATACGGAATACGAGAAGGCTGACGCCAACGAATACATAGTAATATGAAGCTACACGCTATAAATCTTGCAAGTTACACCAAGCCTCAAATCATTGAGCAAAAGAACCGTGATTGGGTTGAGTATGGTGCTGACAACAACTACTATCAATACCTGATAGACCGTTACAACGGTAGCCCTACGAATAACGCCATTATAAATGCCGTTAGCGACCTTATCTACGGAAAAGGTATAGATGCTACGGATAGCAGCAAAAAGCCCGGAGAGTACGCTCAAATGCGTTCTTTAATTCACGGTGATTGTTTGCAAAAGGTTGCAGGGGACTTAAAGCTAATGGGCCAAGCAGCTTTTCAAGTAATCTACACGAAGCAAGGCCGTCAGGTAGCGCAGGTAGAACATATGCCTATTCAAACGCTTCGTGCGGAGAAGATGAGTGATGAGGGTGATATTGACGGGTATTACTATTGTGCTGATTGGACAAAACTAAAACCAAACGAAAAGCCGGAACGCTATTCAGCGTTCGGTAGCTCAAACGATGCTATTGAGATACTTGTAATACGCCCGTATAAAGCAGGATACTATTACTACTCACCGGTAGACTACCAAGGTGGTATTCCGTATGCGGAGCTTGAAGAAGAAGTAGCAAACTACCATATCAACAACATCAAGAATGGCCTCTCGCCTTCTATGATGATTAACTTCAACAACGGAGTTCCTGATGAGGAGGAGCGTATGGAGATTGAGCGTAAGATACGTGAGAAGTTCTCCGGCAGTTCCAATGCTGGTAACTTCATTCTTGCGTTTAATGAAAGCAAAGAATTAGCAGCCACTATTGATGCCGTGCCTCTTTCCGATGCACCGGCCCAATACGAGTTCTTGTCGGGCGAGGCAATGCAAAAGCTAATGGTTGCTCACCGAGTTACCTCACCTATGTTGTTGGGTATCAAGGATAATAGTGGATTAGGAAACAATGCAGAAGAAATTGAGACTGCAACCTTGTTGTTTGACAACACGGTAATACGCCCGTTCCAAAACTTAATTATAAAATCTGTTGAGCAGATTCTTGCAGTCAACGGTATAAAACTTGACTTGTACTTCAAGACTTTACAGCCTCTTGAGTTTACGGATAGAAGTGCTTCGGTTACGAAGGAAGAAACGGAGAAGGAAACAGGCGAGAAACTATCAGCCCACGATTGCGGTTGCAAACAAGAGCTAAAAGACAAAGACGACCCTTGTTGGGACGGCTATGTTATGATTGGCCATAAAATGAAGGACGGTAAAAAAGTTCCTAATTGTGTTCCGCAGGAGAGTTTGGAAGCCAACGCTGATGCTTTGTTGGAGTTTGGTGAAGATGAGGACTTGGAAAATTGGGAATTGGTTGACGAGCGTGATGTTGACTACGACCAAGAAGAAGCCCTTGACAAGATGATTGGCCTTGCAAGTACAGGTGCGGCCCGTCCTAATGCAAAAAGCGAACAGGACGGCTCTAACGCAGCCGGAGAGCAATTCAGAGTGCGTTACCAATACTCGCCATTGAGAGCCGGAGCAAATAGTCGTAGTTTCTGCAAGAAAATGGTATCAGCCAAGAAGATATACCGTAAGGAAGATATTGTACGAATGGAAACATTGTCGGTGAATGCAGGTTTTGGGCCTAACGGAAGCGACAACTACTCAATATGGTTGTACAAAGGTGGTGCAAGATGCAACCACAAATGGGTTCGCAAAACGTATATGTGGAAAAATGGTGTACGTCCTGATGTAAACAATCCGAATGCCGAAACAGTAAGCACAACGAAAGCTCGTTCAAAAGGTTTCCGTGCACCGGCAAATGAAAACAAGGTTAGCATAGCACCAAACAAGATGAAGAATAAGGGATTCATCAACCCACCAAGTGATAAAGACAAACAAGGAGGAATCTAATGGCTACTGCACTATTCATAAAACGAAGCGACCTTGTACGTAATACGTTTCTTTCCGGAAACGTAGATACTGACAAGTTCATTCAGTTCATAAAAATTGCCCAAGAGGTACACGTTCAACAATATCTTGGTTCAAAGCTATACGATAAGATAGCAGCAGATATTGTAGCAAGTACATTGACGGGTAACTACCAAAGTTTGGTAAATGATTATGTACAACCAATGCTCATTCACTTTGCTATGGTTGAATACTTGCCGTTTGCAGCGTTTACTGCATCAAACGGAGGAGTGTATAAGAAAACTGTAGAGAACGGTGAGAACGTCTCAAGAGAGGACTTATCGTTCCTCATTGAGAAGGAACGCAACCTTGCTGAATACTACACTCGTAGGTTTATTGATTATATGGCGTTTAACAACAATTTGTTTCCGGAATACAATACGAACACAAATGATGATATTCACCCACTAAAAGATAGTACATTTAACGGATGGGTGCTGTAACAACATACAAGCCAAAACAAAAAAACATCAAGAAACTGCAAAGTTACTTGTTAAAGAAAACGAAAAAGAATGGCAACTGACGAAAAGGGCTACGGCTCAATATACGGCTCTACTTGGTGGGGTAGCGGAGATGCCTTCACCAACACAATAGGTTGGGGAAGTGCAATGTTCTATATCTTGGAACCGGCAGGTTTCCAAAACCGTGCCTTGGCTGACGGTGCTACAATGGAAGCCTTTGAATGTGTAAGTAAGCAATTAAGAAGATACCCACAAGCGGATAGAGGCAGACAATTNATGGATGCCTATGATGTGCGAGTGGTAGCCGCAGGAGGTGATACGGAAGCNAGAACCTGTACTATTAACGAATTGAACGAGATATTATGAGTTTATATAAGGATGCATCATTAGCAATGATACCNTCTGCTTACAAGGATGGTAAGTTGTATAGTATTAGACCTACTGATGGTAGTGGAGATTTTACTTTTAGTAGGGGTTCAAATCTTGCTGCTACGAGGGTGGATGTTAATGGCTTAATTGAGAAGGGTAGAGAGAATCTATTTACATACTCTAATGACTTCAGTCATTCGGATTGGAATGTCAAGGCAGGTACATTCACTCAAGGTGTTGCAGACCCTAATGGAGGCAACAATGCGTGGTCTTGGACTGCAACAAATACTGACCCCTATTTATATCAAAGTGGAAAATCTGTAAGTGGTGTTAGTACCTTATCTATTTGGGTAAAGGGTGTAGGTTCTACTATTGGTAAATACTTTGAGTTTAGAATTGGCGCATCGCCTTATTATAATTTTGTTTTAACTGGCGAATGGCAACGCTTGGAATACTTTGTGAATCATTCAAGCGGGGGTTCATCAGTAGGATGGGAATATGGTAATCCTGCGGTTGCAGGAGATGTTGTACACATCTATCAAGCACAATATGAATTAGGCTTGGTAGCAACTGACTACATTGAAACAGGGACAAGCGCAGCGCAGTCAGGTATCTTGGAGGATATGCCTCGCCTTGACTATTCGGGTGGTGCTTCGTGTCCTTCTCTTTTACTTGAGCCTCAAAGAAGTAATTTGTTTATACAAAGCGAATACCTAAAGGCTTGGACTGATAATAATATCATACGAACAGCTAATAATTCAATTAGTCCAGAGGGTGTTCAAAATGCTACATTGATTTCGGGTGATGGGACTTTAGGTGTGCATCGTTTTTATCAAACTCCTGCTTACATTTCGGGAACAAGTTATACCATTTCAATTTTCGCAAAAGCAGGAACAAACGACTTTTTTCAAATTTACTTGGGAAATGCTTTTGATAATAGTGCAGGGCAGGTTTATGCCAACTTTGATTTGTCGGATGGCTCTAAAGGTACTGCGGGTTCAAATGTTGATGATTACGACATTGAGGACTACGGCAATGGTTGGTATAGGTGTTACCTAACTGCGGAAAGTCAACTATCGGGTACAACGGGTACATTCTATAATCTTACTACAAGCGATTCAGTAGGTAGAGCAGCAAGTAGTGCATTAACTACAAATGTAGAATTTTACGGAGCACAATGTGAAGCAGGAAGCTACCCTACCTCATATATACCAACATATGGTTCAAGTGTAACGAGGTCTGCTGATGATTGTAAAAACACAAGCGCAACGAGTTTAATTAATTCAGAGCAAGGTGTTTTATTTATTGAAGGAAAAGTTCAAGAAGAAAATGGTTTTGGTGTAAGCACGGCATCTTTAAGCGATGGAACTGATAATAATAGGGTTAGTATCTTACAATATAGAAGTACTGAACTTATAAGAGCATCAATGAGGGTTGGTGGAGTAACTCAATTTGATATACAAGTATATAGTCAACCAAGAAATCAATATTACAAAATAGCAATAGTTTACAGCGAGAATAATTGTAATTTATTTATTAATGGAGTAAAAGAAGGTTCCGATATATCCGCATCAATGCCTTCACCAAACACATTTAATAAAATTGGCTTCGTTATTGGAAACGATGCTTATCCTTACGAAGGCGATGTAAAACAATTTTTGTATTTCCCAACGGCATTAACTGATAGCGAATGTATCGCCTTAACAACTTTATAAGATGAGTATATACGACAAATCAAGTTTGGTACTTATACCAAGCGGAACTAAAACAGGAAAGGTCTACTCGCAAAAACCTGTTAGTGGTGATGGTGATTTTACTTTCACTCGTTCGTCTGCTGCTACGAGAGTTAATGCATCTGGTAATATAGAGAAGGAGACTCAAAACCTCTTGGTGCAGAGTAATAGTTTTGATACTACTTGGGGTAATACAAATATCACTATAACAGGAGGACAAGGCGATAGAGATGGAGGCAGTAACGCTTGGAAGTTTGATATTAACGCAGGTACTGCCGCTCAAAATGTAAGGCAAAGTGTTTCTAATAGTGGTGTTACTACTTTTAGCATATATCTTAAAGCAGGTACTTTAAATTGGTCTTTAGTACAAGTATTAGATGGAGGTTCAAATCCTGCGGCTTATTTTGATTTACAAAATGGAGCGATAGGAAATATAACAGGTGGTGCTATTGATGCATCCATTGAGGCTGCAGGAAATGGATTCTACCGATGTTCTATTCAGGCTTATGGTAGTATCAATCAAGCAAGGATTTACACTGCAACTGCTGATAATAACATTACTCAATCAAGCGGTTATATCTTTGGTCAAGATGCCCAAATTGAGCAGGGCCTTGTAGCAAGAGACTACATAGAAACGACTACTACTGCCGTAGAGGGAGGTATTACTGATAATGTACCAAGATTGGACTATACGGATAGTTCGTGTCCTGCACTCTTGTTAGAGCCGCAGAGAACGAATTTATTTACCAATTCAGAATATACAGGAGGTTACGGGAATTTCGGTAGTACGGATACTCCAAATAATGCAAGTTCTCCTGAAGGTGTACAGAACGCAGTTTTGCTTGAAGGAGATGGTACTCAACCCCAAGTTTTTTTTAGCACACCTAATTTGACATTGTCAAGTGCAGGTTCATATACAATATCAGTCTTTGCTAAAAAAGGCACAAGTAATTATATGCAAATATCTCTTGATGGGTTTACAGGAGCAGGAAATGGTTCAGGATATTTTGATTTAGAAAACGGAACAACAACATATTCTGGAGCAAGTATAGAAGATTATGGAAATGATTGGTATAGATGTATTCTTGTTGTTACAATAGATGCAGGTGATTTAATTGGTAGGATTGCCATAAGGGTTACTCCATCAACTTCAGGATTTTTGTGGTCATCTTCAAGTGAAGCAAATGGAAAAAACATCTATATGTATGGCTTCCAAATGGAAGCAGGAAGTTACGAAACATCCTACATCCCTACCTATGGGAGTAGTGTAACTCGTGTAAATGAAACTTGTGGTACTTCAAGTAATGCTTCAACATTTAATTCTACTGAAGGGGTGTTGTATTTTGAAGGTAGTGCTTTAAGTAATGATTTAACTTTTAAAAGAATATGTATTGGGACTTCCGATACACTCTTTGAGAATAATGTTGGTTTAAGGTTTGATAATAATGGAGTTTCAGTTACTTATCAATTTAGAAGTGGAAATGTTTATCAAGCAGAATTAACCACAACCATAAATCAAGCAGATGTAAATAAATTGGCTTGTGTTTGGAAAGAGAATAGATTTGAACTTTGGAAAAATGGAGTCAAAATAGCACAAGATACAAGTGGTTCTGTACCTCCTGCTAACACTTTTGATGCTGTATTCTATGGTAAAACAAGCACCCTTACAGAATCATTGTACGGAAAAACAAAACAAATCCTCGTTTTCAAAACTGCTTTAAGCGATGAAGAATTGGCAGCACTAACAACTATATAATTATGAAAACATTTAGAAAATACTCTTTTGGCTCTAAAGGAGCAGCCACTACAAAGATTAACGCTTTAGGCGTAGACGATGAAGGCAATCCCACACACGCACACGCTATCGTACATCTTGGACACTTGGTAGAAACCGAAGGTACATACGATGAGGAAGGAAACGAACTCACCGCACCTGTACTATCTTCTACCTACCATATTGATGTGCTATGGGATGGTGAGCCAGATCCTGATTGGGACAGCCAAATGGTATGGTGTGCGCCTATGGGTATCCATACTTTCGGAAGCAGTTCTGCTATTCGTGAGTGGACAGAGACTTGTAAGGAGTTGCATCCTGAATACTTTCCAGAACCAAGCGAGGAATTATAAAAGAATAAACCATGGCCGTTACAATAGACAATACAAATAAACCCCTGATCCCAAGGGGAGATGATATAAGCCCGAAAGGGTACAACCGCGCCGCGCTGTATTCGGGCAAGGCGTTAGACTTTGATGGGGTTAATGATGTGATAAACATCGGAGCAGAAGGCGGCACTTATAACGATTTCACGTTAGTTTGTAATCTTAAAACCTCATATGCTTCAGACTTCCAATCAATTTTCAGCACGGGTAGTGTACAAGATTTTTATATAAACTCAACTGGGCAAATTAGAGTATTTATTGGAGCATCTTACGACACAACAACTTTGCCGAGAGTCAATAGCGGCGAATGGGTAAATTTTGTTTTTACGCGTTCGGGTTCTACTGGTTCTTTTTATTATAACGGCGTTTTAGTGGAAACACTAACAATATCAACTACCGCCCTAAACAATACGGATGTAAGAATTGGAACCAACCAATACGGCTCTTATCCTTTCAACGGCGAGATGGCTGGCGTCAAGTTATTCAACACCGCCCTAACCGCCGCACAAGTGGCCGACCTATACAACAACCCCGAAAAGGTGGTTCCTACGGGAGTGGATAACACCGCTTTAAAGTTATGGCTACCAATGCAAGAAGGTGCGGGAACGACGGCGTACGATGGT